AGCGACGGTGCATTGTTTTCGGCCAACCGCAACGCTTCATCGAGTGTCAATGCGGCAGCGACGCTCGGCAATGCCAGTACGCTCGCCGCCAGACCGGCCACGAGGGACCAACCTGTGCAATAGCACTTGGAGTTCATGTTTTCGATTCCTGTGATCATCCACCGCACGCGTCAAAAGACATGCGCGCAGCTAGTCCATCCCGCTAACGCGGAATGAGGCTCAATGTGGGACAGGAATCAAACGCGAGGGGGTCGCCATACCCCGGATGGGGTCTGAACAGGTAGGGAATCGCCGAGAAAGGAAAACACTACAGGGCTGAATACAGTTACAGGAGGCTTGAAGATCGAGACTTGAAGCATGCCGCCCGTCTTGCACTCCTGACCCGGCTTACAAGGTTTGCCGTGTTCGGTAGGACTTTTCATGTCGTTACAGCAGTCCATGCCCATGTCGTCCATCATCGCCATGCCCATCGTTTTCATGGGGCAAGGTTCTGTCGGTGCCTGAACGCCCGCCATCCCGCTGAGGGGAAGCGCCAAGCTGATCATGAAGATGATACAAAACCGCAGATAGCGTTTCATGGGCTCGAGTGTAGTCGCTGAAAATGACTCTTACAATTGAATGCATGTTCACAGCATCCTGCCGAAGGCGCTGATTCATGCGATATCACCGTATCTGAATTAAGCCAGCATTATCACTAACTTATGATTTACGCAGAGTTCAATTCAAAGGCGACCGGCCAATATTGGCCCGATTGCTGCCTCTTGCGAAGGGCTGCAGTCGACCCGCTGCGGTCGTTCGCCGATCACTCACAAGTGATCGCTATGCGGACAGGGGTACTGCCGCGTACGCCAGTGACGGTAGGCAGACTGCCTAGGTCTGCAACGCTCATAGGCAGCTACAGCCGCTTGATCAAGCTCTTGACCCAAGACATACAGAACTCAATGGTTTGATCTATCTGGTGCGGAGTGGACAATCTGCAGGGACGGCGGTCGGGTTGGATGTTGACGCATCGAGCCCGACCGCTCTTTTTCACTTCGGTGTTGAGACTTCTTTGGCGTACGCCTGACAGGCCGCCAGGGCGATCAGTCCTTGGTCGCCGGCATCGGTGATGCCGATAATTCGTTGAGCATGCGCTGGGTCAAGTTGGGCTCTTGTGGCGCCATGAACCACGCCGCCGGTGGTGGTGGCCGGCACTGAACCGTTGTGGTCGGCTGCGGGTACGTCGAGTAGGACTGACAGGCGCAGATCAGCAGTGGCAAGGCGGTCGCGCAGGCGACCTTGATCACGTTGGGCATCGCTCAGGGCTCGGTAATGGGTTTGTTCACTGACGGAAAGCCGCTGTTCCAGCGCCTGGCGTTTGTCTTGCTCGGCTTGCTGCTGCGCGGCCGCTGCCAGTGTCTGTTGGTTGAGACTTTCCGCTTGCAGGCGAGCGTGCTGTTCCAGCTGCTGGCCATAACGCCAGTCCTGGACCTGCCACGCTGACCCAGCGGATCCTCCTACCAAGGCGACCAGCAGAACACCGCTGGCCAGCAGCCGATACGGTGCCGGGATCAGGTCGACGAAACGCATAGCACCGCCCTCGCCCGAGTCCACAATTCCAGCCGATCCGCCAGCCCATTGAGACCGCCGTTGATCCTGCGGGTGATCACTTCGAACTCATCCTGATCGGCCAGCACGTTCAGCTCGCGCACCCACCAGAACCACGCGGCAGACTCGGCAGCCCATTGCGGCAATTCCAGCAGCTCAGGTGTGCGCAGCAGTCGCTCATCGCCAAACAACGCCAAGCTGCAGCGCAGGTAATTGTTGCGGCCGGTGATCTGGATCAAACCGCGACCGCGATAGCGCTGGCCATCCCCGTCTGCTTCGGGCGTGTTGCCCAGTTTCGCCGCCAGATTGCCGGTGTCGTACTTGCTCAGGTACTGCTCACCACCCAGCTCACGGACATACTGCAGCTGACCCGATTCATGGCCCACTTGCGCCAGGAACGCCGCTTGGCGCTTCGGAGTAGTGATTTGCCGGTGCGCCATCGCGGCATTGAGGACGGATACAAAAACGCCCGCTTGGCGGCGGGCGTTGGGCATGATGCGTTGCAGTTGTTGTTCGGTAATGGCCATACAAACTCCAGGCATAAAAAAACCGCACACGGCGGATTAGGGATGCGCAACAGCGCGGTTACAGGTTCACGACTTTAAGCGGCTTCGTTTGTTTCTTCGGCTTCTTGCCCTTGGCTTTCGCCTTGCCGTGCTTGCCGCCGTTGCATTCGACGGTGGTCGACCAGCCCGCTTGGGTGTAGACCTGCTCGACCGAATCGGTCAGGTACTCGCCATCGAGGCCGACCTTGAAGCCCTGCGCAATGATCGGGCGTTCGGCAAACAGATCCGTGCGGCCGGGCATTTCGAAACGCACGCCAGCGCTCGATCGGTTGAACGCGGCCAAGCGCGCCATGGCGGCAGACTCGGCGGCGGTTTTGTCGTGGTAAATATGCCGATCGGTATGCACCGCCGGCAGGCCGGTCGGCAGGTCGTCATTCTCCAGAGACACCACCATCAGCTTTCCGGTTTTCTTGTCCTGATGCTTGGCCCCGACCGACTTGTGTGTGTTGCGATCCTCCAGATTGAACTGCCAGCGGCTGACGTCGCTGCGCGTCAGGGTGATCGCGCCGAAGGCCTTGCCGCTGGCGGTCTGTCCGCCTTGACGCGGCATCACCAACAACTTGCCGTCCGCGACCTTGGCCGTGCAGTCGTGCTGCTTAGCCAGGCGTGTGACGAAATTGAAGTCGGATTCGCCGAGCTGGTCCGCCCGGGCGACCTTCGTCGACACCGGGCACCCCGGCGCCCAGCCATTGCGCGCGGCGATATCGCCGACGATCTTCGACAACGGCACCTCCTCCCAGCTTCCGCTACGGATGGTCTTGCCACTGCCGCGCATGTCGCTGGCCTTGCCCTTGATCACGATCGTATCCGGCGGCCCGGACACCGTGACCGAATCGACCACGTAGCGGCCCAAGCGGGCCAGCCCCGTCTCGGCATAGCCCAGGTAGACCTCGATCCCGATCCCGCGCCGGGGCAACGTCACCAGCCCGTCACGGTCATCAATGCGAAGTTCGAACGTGTCCGAATCCATGCCCGGTTTGTCAGTGGTGCTGAGCTGAATCAGCCGATCATTGATCAGGCCGGTGATATCGGCGCCATCGGCCACGATGCGAAATAGGGGTGTCATGGATTTTTTCCAAAAAAAAGCCCGCGGGACGCGGGCAAGAAAGTAAAGAGCTACTGCATGTAACACCATGATTGTAGTCCATCAATCCCACAGGGTGACTTGTTCCTGGGCGGGGGCCGCCAGATCCGGCAACAGGATCACCACGCCGTCACGGTACGGTTGCGGCTCATCGGCCAGGCCCTGATTGGCATCGAGCACCGCCTCCACGCTGCCGTTGAGGTGGCCATAGAAGTTATGGCAGATGGTGTCGAGCAGATCCCCGTCAGACGTTCTGCATGTCGTCGCCATAGCGCACAAACTCCAGAGTGAACCCTTGTTTACGCGGGATCCCGCCTTGCATCAGCGAGCTTTGTTCTTCCTCGACGCTTTTCAGGCACCAGGTGCCGAGCACGTCGCCATAACCCGTGGTCAGGGTCATCGGCTTGAGCTGGGCGCCGAGTGCGCGCAGGGTGTCGAGCTGTTTCAGGCCGCCCTTGAAGCCGGGGAAAATCGCGCCCTTGAGCGTGATTTTTTCGTCCCCCATGCCCACGCCTTGCTGCGCCGGTCGCCGCGACAGACGCTCCTGGGAGGCCCAGCGGAATTCGGTCGAGCGCCGCAGTTCATCAAAGGCCGCCGTGTCGAGGTTGGAGAAGTACGGCTGCGCCTTGGGATCTTGCGGCTGGATGATCAGCAGGTGCGGAAACGGTTTCACCGCCTCCGGTGCCGGCGTCTGGTCCGTGGCAAACGCCCCCGTGGGCACAATGTTGGCCAGCGCCGGGCTGACCTTGCCGGCGATCTTGCCGATCGCCGTCGACGCTTTGCCCGCCTGCTCCTTCAGCACGCCCATGCGTTCATCAATTTGCGACAGCGCCCGGGTGGCCGTGCCGTACATGGCCACCACTTTCCCGACCTGGGCCTGAGCGGCATTCACCCCGCGCATGACGCGCTGAAGCTGGGCGCCGACCGCCGGACCGACAAAGGGCAGCCCCTCCAGCTCGGAAGCCGCGCCGGTGATTTCGCCGATCGCGCCATTCACCGGCCCCAACATGCCGTCCAGGCTGCGCCGCCCGGTTTCCCCGGCCGAGGCCAGGAACCCCAGCCCCGACTGTAATCGCTGCAATGCGGTCTTGTTTTGGTCAGACATATGTCCCCCGATTAAATGTGCGGCGCGTCAAACAGTTGAGCGCTGCCCACCTGCTTGGCCATGTCGCGATAGTACTGATCGAGCTGCGGCTTGATCTGCGCAAAAAGCTGATTGCCATCCTTCACGTCGCCGTTGACCGTCAGCGAGAACGGCGCCTGAATCGCCACGTTCGACTCGACCTTGGCCGCCTCCGCTTTCGCCGCCATCGGCTTGATCAGTGCCCCGGCCGCCGCGTCCGCGCTG